TAATGAATATGAGAATTAAATGAAACTATAAATAGTTAGATGTATTCAGGGAATATTTCGTTAATGTTTTTCTGCGTTAAAGAGTAATCAGGGTAGTCTGGAAGTCTTACGTCAATACACTCAAGTATTCCATCGTTAATTAGTCCTAACAACAGATCACTATAAGTGCCGTAATATTCTAAAAATGAATCACTATAAGTTGCACCTTTGTTGTTCTCTAAAAAATTACGTATTTCTTTTACAAAATCTCTGATTTTGATGTAATGGAAATAACGAGTTTTTCCACCTTGTTCTATTGGGATCTCATCAATTTTACCTTCAAAGAACTCATCTAAACCACCATAAATAGCTTCATAAATTTCTTGTTCGTATGCTTGGTTTTCGGCGTTGTAATAAACGCTTCTTAGTTCTTGACCAATATCCTCTAAATCATTACTGAATAATTCATTGGTTGCGTCAGCATCTTTTAACAAATCGTTTAGATCTTCAGGTCTTATTCTAAAATAACCTGGGGTTCCCTGATCTTCAGATAAACTTTCAAAAAAGTCAGAACCATAGTCATCTAAAGATAATTCAGTATTACCAATTTCTTTGTAAACGACATCTTTGAGTTTGGTTAAGTTTGTATCATCCAGTTCAGTTACTGTCTCGTATGGTTTAGCACCACTATCATAATAACCATATTCTAAACCTTCTTCACTGAACACTTGTTCTGCGATATGTTTAACACCATACCTTCTTCCACCACCACCACAATAAAAGTTTGCTAACTCCTGTCTACCACTTAGATATAAATAAAAACCATCAGGTCTAATCGAAACGTCCGTTAGTAAATTATCCAAAATAAAGGACATTGTATCTTCATAATTTTCATCTAATTTACGAAGTAGAAGAATATTTTTTAATTCTTCAGGTGCGTCATTATAACTAAGATTATTTAAAACACCATTTTCATCCAAATATTCTATGATTTCATCATCCCATTCACGATAACCTACTTGACCTAAATCTAATTCATCTAAAAGACCGTATTTTTTAACAAACTTAAAAAATGTTAATAAGTCATTAAAATACGGCTCAATGTCGTCATCAAAATCACCATTGTTAAATATATCTACTAAATTCTTCGCCCTTTGTAAACTCATATCGTATAAATATCTAAAAAATAAAAAAGGTGTTCCAAAATGGAACACCTTCTTATTCGTTGATACGCAAATATTATCTTCTATAATATTTATTTACAATTTTCTTAACCGACTCTTGAACATTGGTTTGATTCTGTGTAGTGTTTGCTCCTTGTTGAGTCTGAGGTTGAGGTTGTTGTGCCTGTTGTTTGTTTTTGCATCCGCAGCCCATAACTTAATATTTTAATTGGTTTATTTACTTATAAATATCTTACAAAATAAGATTAATCTACAATATTGAATAATCAATTCTTTTTACTGAATATTTATAACATATGTCAACAAAAAACTTCATAAAAGATTTCCTTTTGGAACAAGATGACAATCTCGTTACAATATCTCCCGATCAATATTTGGAAACACTAGATAGTGTTGGTGGAATTGCATCAAGAGTTGCAATGTTAAAACCATTTAAAGGTAAGGGTATTGTTATTGATGGAGATTTAGATCTTAGAAATTTCAAGAAAGTAGGACCATTAACCGGTATTGTTAGAGTTAAAGGTAGATTGGATATCTCAAATACAAATGTTCCTTCATTAGACGGAATCACCGTAGATGGTTATGTTAGTAATTATAACTCCACGATGTTTATCAACAAATTGAGAAATGAAAAAAACCAAAAACTTGCCAAGTTAGCTCAATATAGAAAAGATGACGAATGGAACATAGAGAATGGTGAAGATGAATCTGAAAGAACCGAAGCCCTTTATGATTATTTATATGAAAAAGGTATTCCTGATAGAATAGAATATGATGATGGTAGCGCAAATGAAGAAGATAAGTACTTCATTTACCCCAACGGAGGAGGAAGTCATGGTGTTGGCAAACAATACGAGTGGATTGGGGGTGATTCATTAACACCAACTTATTATGATGTTTATAATGCTAATGAAATAGATCGTGCGGTATTAAGATATGTCGAATACTTGGTTGATGACGTTGGAATGGATGCGTTTAGGTCTTGGGTTTGGGAAACTAATATTGATAGTGAAAAGTGGAAAGAATGGTTAATTGAATTTTACGAAGAAATAGTATATGAAGATCCTGAAGGGTATGAGGTTGAAAAAGAATTATCCGGAAATCAATATCAACAAGTAAGAAAAATGGAGTTGACAATTCAGGGACTGAATAAAAAATTACAAGATGTTAATTTATCTGATCAAGATCGCAAGACAATAGAAACAAAAATTAATGGGTTAGACCAAACTATAGAGGAAATTAAAGACGATCCTGAAGGTGACTACGATGATGACTCAGTAAGAGATATTGCAGAGTCTATGGCTAGCGAATACTATGATGATATACAGGGTTTTATTACTAATTACGGTTTTGATAAAAAATTCTTTATGGATTTTATCGATTTAGAGGGGGTTGCAGAAACATTGGTAACTAGTGATGGATATGGTCATATATTATCATCAAGTGGTGAAGATGCATTTGAAGCGAATATAAATGACACATGGTATTTTGTAATACCATTGGATTAAAACTTTATTTGTTAACACCTTTGCCCTACTTTTCAACTATATAATGGCAAAGAAAAAGAAAATAGAATTTTTAATGAACACCGATTGGATGTTTGAAAAACCTATTGATAGAGAATATAAAGAATACAAATTACTTTCTTACTTTCAAAAAATGGGAGACAAACTGGATCGTTTAGAATTATATCCAGGGTTCATAGAATTATCATTACACTTAATGAATGTCCAAGCACTTATGAGGGACAAGAAGATTGTTTATACCGATAAAAAGTTAAACAATATTGACGATGAAATTATGGTTAAAGACCTTAAGGTTAGACCATTACCAGAGATGACCACAGAAGAAATGATGGAGTTCAGAGATATCCTATCATTCTCAGCACCAAGAATAATGGAATACTTCAACGTTGCAAAATCGGTATGGACGATTGTATTCGATTCTTTGGATATGAAACTCAAAAGAAATAAGAAAAACATTCTTCACCCAAAAGGTTACTTCTTTTATACCGAGACGGAAAGTAAAAAAACTCACGTTTGGGAATATCAAATCAAAAAAGAAACAAAAACCAACCCCCAACGTATGACGAATATTAATTTAATTTATTCTGATGAGTTGGGAGAGTTGACGATCCCAAAAGTTATCACTACATTTTCTACGTATGATAGTAAGGACAAACGAATGGGTCCGGTGTTTCAAATGTCATCAAACGGAATTTTCCCCATAGACGAAACACTTTTACCTTTATTCAAACGTAGAATTGCCGGACTTATCTCACAAACAAAAATTCAAACCGAAAACCAAGAGACCGAATAAGATGAGTTTTAACAAGAGAATACTTAAGAAGGAAAATATTTTATGTAATCTCGACAATCTTTTCACCTATTTAAACGCCGATGCAGTTATCTGCACCGACGATTTTTCACGCAAAGTTTATAGGATGTATGAAGAGGGTTTTACCAAAGAAGAAATAATAAATATCATAAATAAAATGAAATGAAAATTAAGTTGGAATACGTCTGGCTCGACGGATATAAACCTGAGCCGAACCTAAGAAGTAAAGTTAAGATTGTTGATTATGAATCTGTTAAGAATGCGTTTCTTGATGGAAATTTCCCTATGTGGAACTTTGATGGTTCATCAACAAATCAAGCAGAAACAGGAAACTCTGATCGTTTGTTAAAACCTGTTAGACATTACGCACCACCTAATTTTTTGAATGGTAATGATCCAGTTTATGTTTTGTGTGAGGTATTAAACCCGGATGGAACACCACACCAATCAAATAAAAGATCAGAGATCGGTGAAGGATTTGAAGATCTTTGGTTTGGTTTTGAACAAGAGTATTTTATTCGTGAGGAAGTGAATGGTAATATCTTGGGTCACAAAAGAAACATTCTTAAAGGACAAGGTGAATACTACTGTGGTGTAGGTCATAATGTTGTTGGTCGTCCATTTGTTGAAGAACATTTGAATATGTGTTTAAACTATGGTATTGACATCACAGGAACTAATGCTGAGGTTGCTTTAGGTCAATGGGAATACCAAGTATTCTCAAAAGGAAAATTAAAAGGTGGTGACGATCTTTGGATGACAAGATATTTTTTATTCAAAACTGCAGAAAAATATGGTTACCATATCGAACTTCACCCAAAACCAATTACACACGGTGAGTGGAATGGATCAGGTCTTCACACCAACTTCTCAACTGATATGATGAGATTTGATGGAAACGAAGAATACTTTATGTCACTATTCAACGCATTCGAATCAAGACACGAAGATCATATTAAAGCTTACGGTTCAAACAATAACCTCCGTTTAACTGGTGAATACGAAACTCAGGCAATTGATAAGTTCAGTTGGGGTGTATCTGATCGTGGAGCGTCAATTAGAGTTCCTCAGGACACAGCTAAAGAATGGAAAGGATATGTTGAAGATAGAAGACCAGGGTCAAATGCCGATCCATATAAAATTATTCGTGAGATTGTTAAATCACTATATGTCGCCCAACTTCTTTATGATACAAAAACTATGATCAATAAAGATGTTGATATGAATGGTCTTAGTGAAAAGTATGGGACAATGTCTAATGAAGAATTACTAAAAGAATATAGAGAAGAATAATGGATAAAGAATGTTTATGTGGTGGAACAGGACCTTGTCAGTGTCCCACTCCAAAAGTAGAACAAGTTAATCACCCCCAACATTATGGTGGAGAAAATAATCCTTACGAAGCGATCAAAGTAATTGATGCTTGGGAATTAGGGTTTAGTTTAGGAAACACAGTAAAATATATAAGTCGTGCAGGAAAAAAAGGAAAAGACAAAGAACTTGAGGACCTCAGAAAAGCCCTCTGGTACCTCGAACACCACATCAAAACAATCGAAAAAGACAGGTCTTGATACTGAGATTACAGTATTAGATGCGATCACAACACCAAACGAACTAATCCGTGAAACCCTCATTAACTTTATGTGGGGGTTTCTTGGGAATTCAATTGTTGTATTTGCGGCAAAAGAACTGGACTTTTTAGTTTTGATTAACTATATTGTTTATTACATTCTAATTTCGTATATTGTGAATAGGAAGAAATACGAAACTATGTTGGGTAAGTTTATAGTTCTTCCTGGCTCTGCTGCGATTGGGGCATTTACGGGATATAAGTTAGCACAATTAATAACTAAAATAATTTAATTATGGATAAAGAATTTAACTCAGACGACTATCAAGGTAGATCAGAGGAACATGTAAGAAGGAATAACATTATCTTCATACTGACCACAACAGTTTTATCTTTTTTCGCGTTATTAATAACATTATATTTTTTATTTGGAGAAATACTTTAATTATGTCAGACATTAAGTACTACAAAATTATCTTGGGTGGTAAAGGAGCCGAAGTTT